TGATTTAGCAGCACAGACTGCATCCTCTACACGGAGCTTGATTTCGCCCCTTTCTACTGCTCCAGTGCCTCCTACATAGATATTGGCTACTTTAGCTGTTAGACGAGCTATACGAGCCTCTATTGAGATTCTTTCTGCACCAGGTGCTGATTCTTTAACCTTTTCTTTGAGATCTTTAACTACTAATTCAATTTCTGGGAGATTCTCACCTGCACCACCAATGATTGTAGTTTCTCGTGAAGTAATATTGACCGATTCTGCACGGCCTAGGCTTTCTACAGTCCATTCTGAAGTAATGCCTGAATATACTTTACCACCTGTGTATAATGCTACATCCTCTAGAAATGTTTGGAATGAATCTGCTGGTGGTCTAACTACTGCTACATCTAGTAGATTGCGACCCGATACTAACTCTAGGTAGTTTAGAGCATCACCGTTAATATCGCCTACGAATAGAAGCTGGTTATAGTTTAGTGTTCTGATTCTATCGCAAATATCAGCTAGCTCATCTTTTTTAGTGATAGTATTACTTAAAATTACTACTGGTACACCTGATTGTGAATCGGACAAATTCGTCCTTTTCTCGGATTTATTATTGAACAATTTTTCTGATGTCATGCCTTTAGGTATATAAAGGCCGTTAGTAATTTCTGTAGAAGTGCCAATATTGCCTGTATAAATAATGTTAACACCTCCGTAAGCTCCTACTTGGCTCATTACATCATAGACTAGCTCCCCTAGACCCTCATCTCCTGCCGACACTATACAAGCCCCCCTTAATTCGTCATCAGTAATGTTTTTCTTAACAAATTTGTCTATACATTCTAGAATGGCTGGCATAATCTCCTGCTGAATCTTTTTAGACATCTGCAATGGTGATATTTTTTCTGATTCCATTTGAGCTACAGCCCACTTATAAAGCTCGCAAGATAGAATGGTGGTTAGGGTAGTGCCATCGCCGGCTGTCTTATTTGTGCGTTCTGCGGCCTGTTTAATGGTAGCTATTGTCATATCCTGTATTGGGTCTGATACTTCCACTACTCCGATATTAGTCACCCCATCATGGCTAATAGTAGGAGGATCTGCACGATTTTCTATCATTACATTTCCGGACTGAACACCGTAAGCTGATAGTGCGATTTGCAGAATATCATCTACGGCTTTTTGAATCCCTGAAGATAGATTTTTTCCTGTGATTATTTTGCGATTGTATGTTGGTTTTCCCATTACTTATCTCCTCGTGTCTTATATGCTAAAATTGCATTGGTAGGGATTATTTCGTATTCCTCATCTGTAATAGTAATACTTTTTGATCCATCATAAATAATATCCATGCCAATTTCATGAGTAATACAGGAATGAATAATTTTACCTTTACTGTGCAGCTCAAATCTGCCTGCTTCGGGCTTTAGGCTATCCCTTTTCTCTGGGAGTACAGCCATAAATCCAGAGGACATTGTATATCCGTGCAACGGATTATCCATAATTTCTCCTTTCGTTGTTAATTATTTTGATTTTAGCATAAAACTTTTAATTTGTGAATAAGAAAGTCCTCCACGAAAACGAAAGGATGTGGAGGACTGGATACGTGTGAGAATATCCAAACTCATTATAACATAATTTTTTTCTATTCTAATTAGAAAAGAAGTTTCTGAAAGAAACATTTATTCTAATTAGAAAAGAAATATTATATTAAACTTAATTGTGGAAAAGTTAAATAAAAAAAGTATTGCTTAAACAAAATCATTGTGTATAATTAGCATTAGTGATGTCCATAATAGTACTTGACATCACGGAATCTATCAACTATAATGAGGAGGAAGTACTATTATGGGCACTCCCTCCGTAAAAAGAGGGAGTTTCTTATTCCCAGGAGGTAAAACGATGTCACGGTTAGAAACAATGACAAAAGAAATACAAAAAGATATACCAGAGTTTGTGGAGTTAGTGCCACCTAGTGAGAGGTCGGAGGGCTTATATAGAAGAATCCGACATATCCAAAAGACCGGCGAATGCTGTGGAATGCCTATGACCATTGAAGAATTAAAAGAAATAATAGCTCTTGCTGGCCGAGAAACGGTCATTGACGCTATTTGCTATCTATGTAGGGTATTGGATAGAAAACATATTGCTAGAACGCTCAAAACGGCTCAAAACAGGCTTAAACTTGATTCTAGAGTTAGGGATATTATGCGTTATGTTAAACTAGAGGCCGAGTGGCAGATTAAGCTAATATCTGATCTCATTGCTGGTAAATACTCTATGGATGACATTATGACAGCTTGTGAAATAGCCAATAGAAAAGATGAATCTGATAGATACTTGATAAAGATTTTTATGAATGGGCTACGGTTTAAGAGGTTTTACTGTTGACAAAATATCATTCTATATGGTAGCTTAAAAATATGAAAAGGATAACGACAAAAAGAGAATATCCCCTAGAGGATGAGGAATGCTTTAAGCTACACCAGTGGCTACAGCTGAAAAATATACCACATGCTCATATTGCAAATGAGAGTGGATCAGGCACTAGAAATGCTATGATAAGAGGTGCTAAAATGAAGCGAATGGGTCAGAGTAAAGGTGTCTGGGATTATGAAATCTTTGTACCAATAAGAGGAATTACTGGCCGTGTGGATTGTTATGAGCAAGTTAAAATTGAAATGAAAAGAGTCCGAGGTGGGTCTGTAAGCCCAGAGCAAAAGGCTTGGGGTAAAATATATGAGCTAGCCGGAATTAGGTGTAAGGTTTGTCGTGGTGCTGATGAGGCAATTAAGTTCATTGACGACATTATGGAATCATGATATATTAAAATTGCGAAGTACTTTAGTGCAGTTAACGGATTTTACCTCCCAAACTCAAAATAACATCTTGTCAAGATATAGATAGGAAGTTGCACCTATCTATATTTTTTTGGTTGTGGAAAACTATTATAAAAAAGCATAAGAAAAGTATTGACATTCAGCTAATGGTTGCCTATAATGGTAGTATAAGATAAACGAAAGGACAATATGAAAATAAATGTATCAACAATCATTACTGAAATGGTTAATGGTCATAAGAGAATCTATGATTCCTCAGATCCTTACCCAGTAAAGGTTAAAGGCTTAATGAGCCACTTTGATTATGAAAAAAAGAAAGCTAAAATTGCTAGAGAGGCTAGAGCTGAAAAATATGATGATGAAGCTGTTAAGGCTTGCATCCTAGCAACTGGTTTAACCCCAGAGGAATATCAACATACATACCACATGGCTTGGAACGCTTAGGAGGAATATGAGTGTAAGTCTATTAGAAGTATTAGAGAATGCTGGCTACGATATTAAAAATAATGTAGAAGATGCAAAGTGGCTTATGAGCCAGAGTAATGAATGGGAAGAACTTTATGAAAATGCTGAAGATCTTGTAGATGAGCATGAAGATTATGAAGATTTTATATATGAGCAAGAAGAATTAGGCAACTTTGACAATCCTAGCTTTGAGGAGTGGAGAGATGAGCACTAGAGAAGAATACCATAAAAGGCCAGAGTGGTCGTATAGCCAACTCAAGGTAATATTGGATTCTGGCATAGACTATGCTGTAGCTAAAAAAATGGGAATGATAGAGGAGCCGAGCAATAAGGCTATTGATATTGGGCAAATTGTCCATGTGAGAGTGCTCGGTGGTAATGATGAATATGTCGTAAGCCCATTTGATAATTTCAGAACGAAAAAATCTCAAGAATGGAGAGATGAAAATAAGAGAAATGGAAAAATAGTCTTAACCCAGACCGAATTAGCTGCAACTGATGCTATTGTTAAAAACATTAGGAATCATCCTAAATCAAAAGAGTTGCTAATAGGTGAAAACATCCAGCATGAGGTGGAAATGTATGCTAAAACTAGTGATGGTTTAGCAATAAGAGGTAAAGCTGATGCTATGATAATTGGCAAGAATCACAATACTCTTACTATTGTGGATCTAAAAACTACAGCTCAGTTTGATAGCTTCAAATACCGAGCACAGAGGCTACACTATGATTTACAGGCTGCAAATTATACTCTGATAGGGTCTGCTAGCCAGAAAATTGATCCAGGCTCTGTTGATTATTGGTTTTGTGTCGCTGAAACTGTATTCCCTTACAGAGTACAATACTGCTATGCTACACCGGAGTTTGTGAGTGCTGGCGAAAGAAAACTGGCTAAATGTGTAGATGAAGTACTAAAGTTTGGAGATAAAAAACCTAACTTCTTACTAAGTGAAGTAATTGAGTTAGGAGATTGGAGTTTGTAATGAAAGTTAATACTAGTTATATGAGAAATAAGATTATAAGACTTTGCAACGAAAGACCAGAGCTTGCTGATGATGATTTGGCTCTTATGGCTGCGATCTGGATTGAGGAGGGCTGGTATGAGCAATTAACACTATTGCAAAACTTGCGTAGAGTGTCTAACCCAGAAACTATCCGTAGAACAAGGCAGAAACTACAGGCTGAGGGCTTAATTAGCAGTAGTACTGATACTGTAGAAAAAAGATATGAAGATTTTAAGGAAATAAGAGGGAGTATAGCATGAAAGGAACTGATTTTCTATTACTTATTTTACTAATATATGCAATGGCAAGCTTACTAAAAGGTCTATTTGGAGATCCACCAAAAAACTATTGACAAAGCAAAAGCGATTTGATAAGATTAAACTATAAATAAACGAAAGGAGCTAAAATGACAACAACTAATGCTGTAGTTGGCTATATCAAGCAGGATGCAGTTGTAGGCAGAGTAAATGAATTGCTACAAGACCGTGCACCACAATTCTTGACAAGTCTAACTACTGCTATAAATGAAAATGATAAGCTAGCAGCTTGTGAGCCGAACTCTGTACTTACTGCTGCACTAACTGCAGCTAGCTTGGATCTACCTATAAACCAAAACTTAGGCTTTGCCTACCTGATTCCGTACAATGGAAAGCGTAAAGTAAAGGGTGAAAATGGCAAAGACCAGTGGGTAGAAACACAGACCTGTCAATTCCAAATGGGATATAAAGGTTTTGTACAGTTAGCACAGAGAAGTGGATTCTATAAAACTATCAACGCTACTGATGTGCGAGAGGGAGAAATTGAATCTAATGATAGGCTATCCGGTGAGATTACTTTTAACTGGCTTGAGCCTGAAGAAAGAGAAAAAGCACCAATTATAGGGTATGTAGCGTATTTTAAGCTACTAAATGGCTTCGAGAAGATGTTTTATATGACATCTGAGGAGCTAAACTCCCATGCTAGAAAGTATAGTAAAAACTTTGCTAAATGGAACTCTGGTCTATGGAAAGATGACTTTGATTCTATGGCTAAAAAGACAGTATTGAAGCTGTTAATAAGCAAATTTGGTCCATTGAATACTAAACTACAAAATGCACTTGTAGAAGACCAAAAAGTAGATGGTAAATACATTGACAACCCTAACACGGTTGTAATGGAAGATGCCGAACTTGGATCTTCTGAAGAAGCAGAAGATGCTAATGAATATAATAATGATAATAAGGAGGATAAATAAAATGTCAGGAACAAAAGCAGGTGGATTAAAAGCTGCATATACTAATAAGAAGAAATATGGTAATGATTGGTACTCTCGTATTGGTAAAAAAGGTGGTAAGAATGGGCATACTGGAGGATTTGCTGCAAACCCTGAACTTGCTAGAGCAGCTGGTGCAAAAGGTGGTCGCATCTCTCGTCGTGGCCCAGCAATTAAGTAGGGGGCGAAGTATGACAACTAGGGAACTGATTAAAAAGGCTAAGAGGATATACTTTGCAGGTATGTGTGAATGTGGCGAGAGAAAGTTTGACCTAGATTGTGGTGATAACTTGGGTTATGAGCCTATCCACGAAAATATGATAAAGCAGGTAAGACCAGAATTACTAAATGAAATAAAATACTATGATGGCTATGGGAGTGTAGTATGAGTAGAAATGAATTTAAGAAAGAGCTAGAAGACGATTTATCCGGGTTGTTATGCACAATCGCCATATGCCTGCCGTTTGCATTAGCTCTAGCGGTTGGGTGGATGTAAGATGAGTAGAGAATAAAAGGAATAATGCAAAGGATTAACAATGAGCAAAATGGAATATAAAGTTGTACAGGAATGTTTCCCAGAAGTATTAGATGAATCTGTAAATGAGATGATAGAAGATGGCTGGGAGCCATTAGGGGGAGCTTCTAGTGCTGGAGAATATAACCAATACTATATTCAAGCTATGGTAAGGAAGAAATAAATGGCTAAAGCTGGTAAAGTTTTTACAAAAGATAATGAGTACTATACTCCTAGTAAGTTTGTTAGTTATTTTGGCAAATTTGATTATGATCCAGCTACTACGCCAGAAAAGGCAAAAGAGTTTGGTATAGAAAATTATGATACTATTGACTCTGATGGGCTAAAGTCCGACTGGACAAAGTATAGGAGAATATGGATTAACCCACCATTTACTAATAAACAAGAGTTTTTGAAAAAAGCTGTGGAAACATTTGAGAAAACTAAGGCTGATATTTATATCTTATTTCCTGTTGAGTTTGTCACTACTAAAAGATTCCACGAAATATTAGGCCGATGGGGGGGGGTGCTTTATATACCTAATGGGAGAATTAAGTTTGAGAGTGGGCTTGGTAAAAAAGCAAGCTCACCAGCCTTTGGTAGCTGTGTTATGAAGATAATGGATATTTCTACAATTTTAGTAGAAAGAATTGAGATATAAATAAGAAAAAATAAGAAATAACAGAGATAAAACCTGTGGAAAACTCTACTTGCTTAATAGACTTTACAAGTAAATATAACTATTAGAAAATAGAATTACAGCTGAGAGGCATCGGCAAAAGCCGTAATAGCCTCGGCCACCAATCAAAAGGAGAAATACCCAAGTTTGGTGGTTTTTTGATATAATAAAAAAGGAATTAAGCATCTTTGGTCAATTGAACCCTTGTGAGCTCTGCTTTTTCCCGTCCAGCGTCCGGCACGATAGCTTGGGTAGAAGGAGAACTCGTAAACACCATCTTCTAGGGAACGGACGACCCCTAGTTGCTATTGAGGGAATGGCGCCGCAATTATCGGCCATCGGAGGCTCATCAGAGCCTCTTGCTTTTTTGTTTGAGTATTACTTGTAAAACACTCAAAGAAATACTCAAAGAACACTAATACCATTTTCTTGGCTTTACGAAATTGGTTTTTTCTACTATAAAGAATAGACTTTATAGTACTTTATAGTATAATGAAATTAACAATTAACGGAGGCTTCAGCCCAATGGAAAAAGAAGATATAGAAGTAAAAACCTTTGAAGCTAAAATTGACGATCTACAGAAAAGAGTTGAACATCTGGAGACCGAAGTAGAGCTATTGAAAGAACTTGTTAAAACCCAAAATAAAATCTTAGAGAGGGATGTTATTATATGTCCACCAACTCCTATACAACCATACGATACAAACGAGCCAACACTTAGGCCACCTTATAAGTTTACTTGTAAAGGAGGTAAAGAATGAGCAAAGAGTCTATAGAAGTTTTAAGATTAATGAGAGAAATGAGAGAGCAAAGGACAAAAGACATTTTGCAAAAACTAGGAGGTAAAGGATGATTAAACTATCAACAATAAACCAAATTGTAGAGTCTATAATAGAGGATACGCCAGGCTCTAAAAAAACAAAAGAAATGCGTGCTAATGAAGCTGTGATAATACTCAAGACTGCTCTAATTTGTGAGCATGCTGGCATAGATGAAGCAATGTACTATTATTTTGGAACACACACTGAAGACGAATTTCAAGAGTTCAGGACAAGTGTAGTTATGCCAAAACTTGAAAAGATGAAGAAAGGAGTAAAAAAATGAAAAGAGTATTCATCTCTATCCCAATGAGGGATAAAACAGGAAAACAGATCAAAGAGGATTTAGAAAAAGTAAAGAGAAAAATTGTAGATAGATTTGATGATGTTGAGTTTATAGATAATTATTTTCCGGAAGATCAGCAAGGCTCTCCTGTTATGATGCTAGGTAAATCTATAATGCTAATGAGCGATGCTGATTTAATTTTCTTTGCTGATGGCTGGGAATCTGCCAGAGGATGTAGAATAGAGCATGAAGTAGCTATGGCTTATGGGAAAGAGGTTGCTTATGAGTAAAAGCGATACAAAGCAATCGTTGAAGTTTGATGAGCATGGTAGGTTTGCTAAGGGTACTGGTGTTCCTGCTGGTTTTAATAAACACCCTGAAAATAGGCATAATGGAGCATGGCATAAAGAAAACACTCCGAGATATTGGCTAGAAGAAATGATGAAGATGAAAGATGAAGAATTAGAAATGGTTATTAACGATAAAGAAAGCCCAAAATTTAAGAAGAAGATGGCATCCTGTATTCAATATGGTGATTGGAAAGAACTAAAAGAGATGATACAGGAAGTCTATGGTAAGATGCCGGAAACTCAAATTACTGTAGAAGCTGATGAGGATGTGGCTGAAGAGGCTAATAAAATAATCAGAGGTTTTTGTTTGCCTTAAGGGGAATATGGAAGAGATAAGCCCGTTTTTCTTAGACACAGAAAAGACTAAGCCCAGTTTTGAGAGTGATGTGGCTAAATGGTATTTAATAAGAAAAGGCAAATACTATGCTTGCTGGAGATGGGATAGTAAAAAAGATGATGGCAAGAAGTATTTAATTACATCTTTAGATGGTAGCAAAATACTAAAAGATACCCCATCCCTAGAGGAGACGTTTATAGTCTTTGATGCTCTAGAGGCTACGGAGGGGGAATAATGTGGAGAACTAATGCCGAGACAACTAATGTATGGAAAAAGCTAGAAGATGGGACTTATGCTTATGAAGATGCTCACCCTGAAGATGAGCCGTTTTGCTGGAAGATGCCTAGCAAGTATAATTATTCTAAATACAAGAATAAATTAACAACTAGAACTGAAGAGTGGAACAAGAAAGTGGGGATATGAAAAAAAATAAGTATGATGTGCCTGTAGATTGGGGTAAACTTAGCTCCCATAAACCCTCCAAACACGCTAAGAGTGATAAGCAGATATACTGGGCTAAGATTAGAATGGCTATGAAGAAGAAAAAACATAGGGGGGCTTAATGACTATCTGGCCATATACTATTGAAGTAAAAAACGAAATGGAGAAGAAAAGCTTGTGGAGGCCATTACTCGGACCACAGGCTCTCTATATTCATTTGATGGGATCTAATCCTCGTTTTCGTGAGGGTTTATTTGGTGGTGCTCGTGGACCGGGAAAAACTGAAGCTAGTGTGGCTCTAGGTGCTGATAGAATACAGAATCCTCACTATAGAGCGTTGGTGCTGCGTAAAAATGCTACTGACCTTGATGACTATGCCTCTAGGTGTGAGGAGGCTTACCAGTGCTTTAATGTGCAGGCTAGAAGAAACCCAATGATATTAAGGTTTGGTGATAATAAACAGAGTACTAAAGGGGCTGTGATTAAGGGCGGTAATCTAGGTGATGACAATGCCTACATCAAATATCAGGGTCAGGAGTATAGCCGAATTTTTATTGAGGAGCTTACCCAGATCCCTAGTGAAAAACTTTATAAGCAAGTGATGTCTAGCTGTCGTTCCAAACATAAAGAGCTTTTTCCACAAATGATTTTAACTGCTAACCCAGGTGGTGTAGGCATGGGCTGGGTAAAAAAGAGATTTGTAGAGCCTATTGACCTAAGAGATGGTGAATATACTAAAACCGAGCTTGAGAATGGTGATATTTTATATGAGGATGAGAGAATAAAATGGTGGCAACATAAATACCTGTGGAAAAATGATAAAGGTGAAGAAAGAGCTACTATCTGGAATGAGATATTTGATAAAGCTGAAAATATAGCTTCTAAACCGGGGCAAGAAGTCTATAGGATATTTGTACCTGCGACTATTGATGATAACCCTATACTACTAGAAAATGACCCAGCCTATGTGAATATGCTTGAGGGCTTGAAATCTACTGATGTTGCGTTGTACGAGGCTTGGCGACATGGTGATTGGTCTGTATTTGCTGGCCAAGTATTTACCGAGTTTAGCCGAGAAAAGCATGTAATAAAAAACTTTGCTGATATTGGAACTACTACAGAGCAATTTGATGAGGCTGTTAAGGTTATATCTATGGACTGGGGCTACTCTGACCAGACTGCTATTTATTTTACTGCTTTGATAGATGGGCGACCGGTGACATATAAAGAAATGTATGGAAATCAAAAGCTGGCTAGTGATTGGGGTAAAGAGCTATATGAATATCTGGTAAATAGTGAACAGATTATAGATTATTTTATATATCCAGATGATATGGATGCTGGTAAGAATGGTTTTGAAAGCCCTATCAATGATATACAGGAGTGGATTGAGAAACTACCTGCTGATAAACAGCCTGTAATGCAAGTAGTGTCTAGGGAGGGTGGATCTAGAATGATTAGGCAGCAAGCTACCCATAAGTTTTTACAAAAAGACCCATGTGCGAAGATATTTAAGAGATGTGCTAACCTAATTAGGGCTTTACCTGACCTAGTGTATGATGAAAATAAGACCGAAGAAATAAATACTACTACCGACCACGAAATAACTAACCCTTATGATGGCTGGAGCTATGGCTTGCGTTGGATTAACGATACTAGAAAGAATGGAGAAATTGTGCATAAATCTCAACTCGCCCATCAAAAAGAAAAGGGTATTGTAGCTGGAGAAACTACTAATAGAGATATTGGAATAGATCCTAGTGATATTATCTTGAATGCTAATAAACGCAAAAAAGACTGGAGAACAATGTAATTTCTAATAATTTTATAGAGGTAGTTTATCATTAAGAAGTTTATATGATATAATAAAAGCAACAAGGAGCTTCTATAATGGACGATAATGATTTAGTTATAAAAGACAATTTTGAAACCGGGGTGGAATCAGAATTGCCAGTTTTGGAAATTAAAACCCCAGATAATGAGCTTATTAGCAACTTTAAGAGATGGATTGACGAATCAGAGGCATTCTGGAACGATCCAAAAGGCTTTAATCTCGCTAATAAGAGAAAGAAAAATAAAAATTACTATTTAGGTAAGCAATTAGATACTGACCAGCTCTACAGCTACCAAGTGCCATTTATTGACAATGAGCTATTTGTTGCTACTGAAACTATTACAGCTTATACTACTTCTGGTACTCCTACTGCTGAAGTATGCCCTCAAGATGATACTATCCAGTCTAAAGTAATGGCTGAAGATTTGGAATGGGCTTTGAATACCCACTCTGAAAAGTTTGATTTAGCTGCAAAAATTGAAGCTGTTGAAAGAAATATGTACTTGAAGTATGTAGGTGTAATTAAGCTACGATATGATTCTAATGCTGATGATATTGTGCCTGAAGTAGTAGATCCTTGTGATATTGTATTTGATAAATCTTGTAAGCAGGGTGGAAACCCACTGTTTATCTGTGAGAAATGTAGTGCTACCGTACAACAGTTGATAAATATGTTCCCTGATAAAAAAGCCAAGCTTATGAGTGCTATGAATCGTGAAAGAAGCTCTAATAAACTTATGGGAACTGTTATTACATACAATGAGGTATGGTTTACTCAAATAAAAGATGGTGAAGAAACTGAGTGTGTAGCTTGGTATTATAATGATGTTCTCTTGGATAAAAAGAAGAATCCTAACTTCTTGTACGATGAAGACGGCACTCAAATTACTAACTTCTTGACTAAACCAATGAAGCCTTATGTAATATTTAACTACATGAATGATGGTACTCATGTTATAGATGGAACAAGCCCATTTGAGCAAGCTATCCCTCTACAGGACATCTTGAATAAGAGAGGCCGACAGATTGTGGAAAACGCTGATACTGCCAACTCTATGCTAGTGCTGAAAGCTGGTGCTATACCTGTAGAAGAAGCAGAAAACATCACCCGTGATCCTAACCAGATTTTGGTACTTACTGGCCAAAAAGACCGTCCTATTAGTGATGCATTTAATGCGATTGAGCCTCATTTATTGCCGAACTATGTTATTAACGATAAAAATGATGTTAGAAATGTCATTCACTCTATTATGGGAACTCCTGCTCAATTCCGTGGTGAAGATAGCAAAGCTGGTACTCTTGGTGAAGCTCAAATGCTACGAAGTCAAGCTAGTGGTAGGCAGGATGCTATTATTAGGGCTATTGAGAGAGGTGTAGATACTTACTACAAGCTATTAGTACAGATGATGAAAGTTTGGTATGATAGCCCAAAGAAATTTGCTTGCCGAGATAATGACGGTAAGTTTACCTTTGTTGAGCTTACTAGGGAAAGAATACCGGATGTTGCTTATGTCACTGTGGAGCATGGTACTACTGTAAAACCTGATAAAAAGAGGCAGGAAGATATAGCCATGTCGCTAGCTAAACTAGGCTTAATTGATCCTTATAACCTGTTTAAGAGTTTGGGCTTGAAGAATGCGGATAAGATGTATGATTCTCTAATAAAATTCAAGACAGACCCTAATATGCTATCTGATGAGATTAAGACTGATGAACAGGATAGAATGGCTTATATTGACTTTGCTTGCATTATGAATGGTGAAGATGTTAAAGGCCATGATGATGTAGATGCCAACCATATTCTAGCCCACAGAGCACAGATTACTACTGACAAATTCTTATATGCTGACCAAAAGAAACAGCATGCTATGATTCAGCATATTCAAGAAGAAGTGAATCTCTTATCTCAAAGAACAAAGCTACAAGAAGCTAGCATGCAGGGCTTACTAGTAGATCCTAATATGCCAATTACTCCTGAAGTGCCAGAGCCACAGCCTCAACAGCAGGGTATGAATCCTAGCATGCCACCTATGCCTATGGCTGGAGAACAACTGATGCAACAGCAACAGCCAGCTCCAATGCAGGGCCAAATGCCTACTATGGAATCTGCAGTGCCTGAAATAGACCAACAGCAAATGACAGAGCAGAGTATGCTTAATGGACTAATGGGGTAATTATGGGAAAGAAAATATCTATTGTATTCTATGAAGATAACCTACCTGAATTAAATGAAGTAAGGTGCGTTAAATGCTCTAGAATGCTATGTAAAATAAACTCTGATATTAAATCTATTGTATTTGATGAGGGTTTTGATCCATCTCAACACCATGAGCTTGTGTCTGGTATGAAAGTGCTAGAACATAAATGCCGAGGCTGTGATTGTATATACAAGTTCTTGTTTGAAAAATAAAGCCGTGATATAATGTAAATATCCACTAATCCACCTTAGTTGGCAAAAGACGACGATAGTAATACTGATGTCGTCTTTTTTATTGTCGTATTTTTTCGTTATGTTATAATGAGAATATATTAACAATAAGGAGGCTACAGCCAATGGACGATGACTTAGCAGAAATTGCGTTGAACTCATTAGAAAAAGCAGAAAATGCAGATAATGAGCAAAATGACAATGGGGGAGGCTCTGAAAACGCTTCAGAAAGCGATAAAGAGCAAGAAGACACTAATACTAATAAAAATGAAGAAAACCCATCAGACGATGAGTTAGAGGGCAATGCTGCTGAATCTGAAGATGAGGATAAGTCTGATGAAGAATCTGAAGAAGAAGCAGAGGATTCTGAAGATAAAGAAGATTCTGATAAAGATGAAAAAGATACAGAAGAATCTGATAGTGATAAAGACAGTGATAAAGATAGTGATAAAGATAAAAAAGAAGAAATGTCAGATGAAGAGTTTGAAAAGCTCGCCAAAGAACGAGGATACTCTAAAAAGGCTGACCAAGATGCTGAAAAGCAACGCCAGAGAAATGATAGAAATGCTCTAGCTAATGCTACTAGGCGACCATCTGAAGTAGATAAAGATACTTGGAATAATATGCCGACTGTCAATAAGGTAATTTATAATAACCTACCTTATATTAACGCTGTTGGTAAAGATGGAAATGTAATTAAGATTAAAACTCCTCAACAGTTGCCAGATGATTTTGAGTTTGCTAATAGAAAGGCAGAGCTGCAATTCCAAAGTGATATGCAGGAGCAAACTATTAGAGCAGAAAAAGCTAATGAGCAGATTCAGAGGCAGATCCAAAATATGAAAGTCCAGCAGGAAAGAACAGAGCATGCTAGGGCTATTGTAAGTGAGGTTGAAGCCTTACAAAAGTCTGGTGATTTGCCAACTCCTACTGCTAAACCAGGTACTAAAGAGTTTGATAGTGATGAGGCTGTGATCTTTACTAATAAGGTCTTGGGCTACTATGAGCAGAGGATTGCTAATGGAGATAGAATGAGCATTAAGGATGCCCTAGTGCTATATAATGCTATGAATCCTAATGAGAAAAATAAAAAAGCCGAGGTTAAGGGTGATAAAGAACGAAAACAGGTAGCTAAAAAAATATCTGGAGTGAATAAGTCATCTGATACTAGCAGCACTAAAAATAATAAAATGAAGTACTTTAAGCCCGGAATGGATGTGCAGGACATTGTTGACCGTGCTTTAGAGGATATGGATTAGGAGGAATATGTTTAGATTCTATAAATATAACTTTGATTACAAAGTGCCAGGTAGAATGCTAAAATCTAAATGCTCTATCAGAGCTAATAATAAAAAAGCGTATGCTGATGGTCTGCGAGATGCTATAAATGCTATGCGTAGAGAAAGAGATGCATTATTAAAAAATAATAAGAAAGGGAATAGATAACTATGGATAATGATCTTACTGCAGAGGAGCTGTTAAATAAAGAGCTTGGTGGCCAAGAGAATGAGGGTGCTCGTATGCCACTCCGAGAGAGGCTACAAGCTATGTTTAGAGGTGATGATTTAGTCCGTGTGAAAAACTTTACCTCTTATAAGGTAGGTTGGGTATATTCTGACCCTAAAGATATTGAGGTAGAACAGCCTGATAAAGTCACTCGTAGAATAAATGGTATTGGAAAAGGCTATCAGAGAGCTAGGATTCTAAAGCCAGGCGAAGTTAAGATTATTCCAGGCTGGGAGGCTTATGTAGGTCTAGTACGCTTCTTTAAGGATTATGTACAGCATGAGTTTGAGGGTAAAAGCCTACAGGGTGCTATTAACTCCTATGAAGAACAAGCCAAGTTTATTAAAAAGGCTTATCTAGGAGTTTATGATCCTAATGAAGATACTAAAGAAGAAGAAAAGAAAACCGCTAAAGAAGAGCTAGATAGTGATTTAGGCTTGACAAGTAAAGATGCTAAAACGGATACAACCGAAGATGGCAAAAAAGCAAAACAAACTAAATAGCTTGCTAGATTCTAATAATGAGCTGGTGCAGTTAAAGAGTGCAATTGAGCAGGGCAACGAAGCCCTGCTTGATTTGCAATATCAGTATGATCTTCTAGCCGAAAAGAAAAGAAGATTATTGAGAGAAATAGATGAGCTGGTAGATAAGAAAAATAAATATGAGAATAAAATAGAAGCTGCAGAAAATATCTATGGAAAGTATTTAGAAGCAATTAAGAAAGGAAAAAGTAATGAATTTTAGTTGGCACTGGCAAGCTAGATTTAGAGATGGTAAGGTAATAACCCAGCCAGATGATGATAAGTATAGTAAGCATGATGATAATAAAGACTTTAACCCCTCTAGTTTTAGGGATTTTTTGGATTATTTTAATAAAGACAGAGATAATCTGGAATCTTTTGGTATTGTAAGTGATAAAGAAGATAAAGTAGTTGTAGTAAGATTTGACGAGAATGAAATAAGATTATTTACTTATAAAAGAGGTGATGAGGATGTAGTAATAAAAAAGAAATGTGAAAAATTAAAAAATGCACAGCCTATTTATTTCAGAAAAATGGAAAATACCGCTGTAAATGGTGTATTTGGAACTCCAAAAGTAGTGAGTTATACTATTGGATTTCAGGGAATTGATAAGAACGGTAAAAATGCCCAGTATTTGTTAGAGGTAGAGCCATAATATATGTGTTATAATAAAATTACATAAGAAAGGATAATATTATGTCTATAAAATCTAAAATAATTGCCGCAATAATGAGCTTGGCAGTCATTGTTGGTGGCTTCTTTGGTCTAAATGTAATATTTAGCCAAAATGGTGAAAACCTAGAACTAAAAGTAGAAACAAAAATTGAATATGCTGAAGAAAAAGTGCCTACTGTAATTGAAACTTCTGATGGTGAAATTGAAGTCACTGATGAGCCAGCTACAGTAGAATTTGTAGATTCTGGTAAAATTAACGAATGCCCAGAAGAATCTGAAGAATGTGCTAAAGGGGCTGGAAACCTGCCTTATCTAGACATTACAAGCCCTACTACAGTTTATAACTCTGTTATTGACCAGTGTGTGGATTTTGACGGAGCCTGGGGCAGTCAGTGTTTTGATCTCATGGCTTACTTCCACTATCTATATACAGGTCGCTGGCTATCAGCTAACGGAACTGGTGCTGCATACGGAATCTGGGATGCTAGAGATTATAATAACTCTGGTAATGAATATGAACTAATTTATAATTTATATGATGTTAAAGCAGGAGATTGGATTATATTCCATAATGGTATATATGGCCATGTCGGTATGGCACTGGGAGGCTATAATAATGGCTATGTCGCTTTGCTTGGCACGAATCAGGGTGGCACGCCTTGTGCTGGTGGTGGTGCTGTGGCAAATGTAATTAACATGAGCCTTGCAAGCTTTTCTGGTGCATTTAGACCTAGAATGTGGATTCAGCCAGAGCCTGTTCCAGAGCCAACCCTTGATAATGTATATAAGGCTGGTGATACCTTTGGTCAATATCTATTAGATCATGGTCTAGCTACCGAAGAAACTCTGTGGAGTGAAGATATTAAATACTATAATGAGCAACTTTATAAGCAGGGAATCTTGAACTATTACTCTGGTCAGTACTGGAATAATATACCTATTGGTACAGAGATTAACCTAGTGGGGAAGTAAAAAATGTCAGGAATGAATTTTACGGATATATGCTCTGTATTAAGTGTTGTAATTTCTACAATAGGTACAATTGTTATTACTATTATTAAGGTAGGTAATAGAAAATCACAGCGTGACTATGAGAAAATGGCTCACTTGATACAACGAAATACCCAAGAGATACAATGTGGTAATAAAGTGTCTGTTGCTACTGCTAGAGCTCAGATTGCACAGATATATAATCAGTGTAGAAAACAACAACAGATTGAGCAAGGTCTGTGGGAATCCGTTTCTGACTTATATGATGCTTATAAAAGCACTACTATAAATGGCCATACTCCTAATTCATGGTGCGACAGTATGGTCAATGAAATGAAAACTTGGAAAAAAGTGTAGGAGGTAAAAATGCCAAAGATTCAAGTAAAATGCTCTAATGGGAAGACCACTGTGAGCTTTAAGAATACTGGCCATGTGATTAAAGAGATTAAGGGTGATGATGAAGAATCTAGACAGAAAGCCAGAAATTATGCTCAATGGTATATTGATAATTATCATGGTGGCTATGGTGAAGTAGTTAAATAATTATGGTATAATTAAACCAGATAATAAAAGGAACTAAATATGTCTGCAACTACAACTTGGTATGAACAAAATGGGGCAGCAACAGGAACTCCTGCGGCGGGTACTGAAAGTACAGTGTCATCCTGCGATTGGAAAAGTGTAGATGATACTACTACTTCTAGAACAAACGCACCTGTTGAGGCTGGAACAAACTCTTATAGCAAATATAACTATCTAGGCTTCTCTGGTACATTTAACCAGATCTCGGCTGTAAAATGGGCTCATACGGACGGTACTCTTGGTACTGGTATTTCTTTGGTAGGTAAAGTCACGAGTACTTATACCCAACCTGCTACTACAGCTTTGACTGGCTCGTCTGATATGACTGGAATTACTGCTGTGGCTTCTGGTGCTTCTGTATTGCTTGGTACAACTGGTCCAAATGATACTAACCCTAGTGCTAGCCAAACTGTGGCTTGCTATACCCAATATCTTGTCACACAAGTCCAGACTACAAGCTCTGCTGCAGCTGGTGATAGTGGACAGGCTACACTTACAGTACAATATAACGAAAACTAGGAGGGCTTATGCTAGCTGGTTATAACTATAAAAATCTTGCTTCTATTACTCTGCAAAATGCAGGATTGACTACTGATACTACAATTACAATTCCTACTTCTGATGCTAGCATTTTACCACAGACACCATTTTATGCGACTATTATGCCAGTCACACAGCTAGCTAATAACTCTAATAGTGAAATTATAATTGCGACTGGATCTACTACTTCTGGTACTAATACTATTCTATCGGTGACACGAGCACAGAGAAATACTAGTGCTATTTCTTGGAATGCTGGTGAAGCTGTGCTTACACAGGCTGTTTATGTTGAAGATATACCAAATTATATTGCTGGTGATAATATAACTATTGAAAATGAGGTAATTTCCTTTGATGGTGGTGCTGAAACAGTCAGCAATACTACTCCTAGTAGCTCATTTACGCTAGATACGCTATCAGGTAGCCCAATTAGCTTGTCTGTTTATGGTGATACTTACCAGCAGACTTATACTGGGAAAAACCTCCTTAGTGTTTATAATGTAGGAGAAATCACAAGAAATGGCATTACAATGACCGCTAATAGTGATGGCTCTCTCACATTTAATGGTACTTGTACTGGTAGTGCGTTCTCTGTCAAGTGCAGTGATACTATGGACACTGTATTGCCTCAAGGGAGTTATACATATAGTAGAAATGCCGATATTTCTGGTATTTCTGGGCTTGACATAATAATATATAAAAATACTGGGGTAAGAATTGGCTCATCAAATAATGATAATTCACTTACATTTACATCTACTGGTTCTGATATTCAGACTTATTATATCTGGGCATATATATCTGTAGGTACTACGTTTGATAATTACACAATCAGACCACAAATTGAGGCTGGCACTACGGCAACATCTTTTGAGCCTTATGTTGGTGGTATACCTAGCCCTAACCCTGATTATCCACAAGCTGTGCAAGTGGTCACTGGCGAGCAGACTGTCACAATTACTGATGGATCAAGTGAGAGTCAAAGTTTTGAAATAAATCTTGGTAAGAACTGGCTAAATACCTTTACTAATCATTCTGCTGGGTGGTCAGCTACAAGTCAAGGCGTGACTTATACTTTGAATGAAGATGGAACAATTACAGCCAATGGTACAAGTACTGGTGATTCGTATGTAGATTTTGTCACTACTGCAAAGATTCCAGGTGGAATATCTAAAACAGTTGCACGAGTTGCCGGAGGGTCATTTAGTGAGGGTGGATTAGTGAGAGCCAGAGCGTTTAGTAGCTCATATGGATATGATAGAAGTGTTAGTTTGACTAATGATGGTATTGCTCAAGTGTCTAATACATATTCTGTTGATTCTAGTTATAGTGTTTTTAGGCTTGCTGTAAATCAGGGGACAACGGTGTCTAATTTAGTAGTGGAGTTTATGGTATTAGATTCTAATGAAACTGACTATTCTTATGCTGAATACTTTACCCCTATTGAACTATGTAAGATTGGTGATTACCAAGATTATATCTACAAGAACAATGGGAATTGGTATGTCCACAAAGAAATAAACAAAATTACTCTCGATGGCCAAACTGGAACTTGGGAAAGCTGGGGAGTTGCACTTACTAATACGCTTAGTGCTAGGATTACTGGTATTACTCCAACAATTAAAAGTAATGCCTCTGATTCTACGGTTAAAATGGTAGCAAGTGATAAACTATATGTCACCATAAAGCAGAGTGAAGTATATGACAGGGCTGATTATCCTTGTTTTTCTACAGCTGTTCAAAACCTATATATTAGGGTACTAAGATCAAGTCTTTCAGAGCAGAGCCTAAATGGTATAAAAAATTATATTTCTAGTATTTTGCCAGTTGTGTATTATGTCCTTTCCACAGCTACTGATACCCAGATTACTAATACTACTTTGATTAGTCAGCTTGAAGCTATATCACTATATGCTGGTGTTAATGCTATTACGGTAAACTCTGCTAATCTGCCAGGGTTGCTACTATTAACATCTTATGCGAATACTATAAATGGCAAATTAGCAAAATTGTTAGCAGAATAATAAAAAATAAGGAGCAATACAATGCCTATAGAAAGATCATCATTCGGAGCTGGACAATTTGGTGCTAGTGCTTGGGGTGGTAATATACTTGCTAGTACTGGCTATAATCAAATTTCCGGACGAGTAAGAATTAAGGAAAAAGGCAAAGCTACTATTACTGGTATAGTAGAGATTTTAGGTGTTGCTGAAAGTGATATTACTGGTGTAGTAGATATTAAGAAAACAAATACTAAAAATATAATTGGTAGAGTATTTGTAGTTAAAACTGAAACTAAACAGCAGACTATAAATGGTATTGTTGATATAAAAAATACCTTTAGTGATACTATTGGTGGACAAGTCAACATTGCTATCCCTAAACCTGTAGATATTAAGGGTGCCGTAGTAATAATTAGGGCTAATAAAAAACCACTCCCAGGGATTGTGAGAATCCAGAGAACAAATACAGTTGATATTACTGGTGAAGTAAGGATCTATATTAGCTCTCCTGAAAAATTACCTCAAAACTGGTCTTATACTGGAGAAAAGAAAGCCCAGAGCTGGTCTGATAGTGGTGAAAAAGAAGCACAAACTTGGTCTGATAGTAAAGATAAGCTACCTGCTACTTGGGATTATATTGAATATAAGAATCCACCACGAAATACCAAAATAATAAGTGGTAAGGTACATATTTCTAGGACTGAAAGTACTGCTTTGGGTGGAGTAGCTAATATCAAAAAGAGTGCTACTGCTTCTATTAGTGGAACAGTGGAAATAGTAGTATAATATAAAGTAAAGGAGTAAAAATGCTAACATTTACCCAACGAAAACAACAGGCTGCAGAATTATGTGGTATTGACTTGAATGATAAAAGAATGACTACCATTATAAATGATCTCAATATGGCTGATAAGCTGTTAGAGAATGCGGCTAGGAGAAGCTGGACACACAGAGAAAAAGTGTCTAATATTAACCAAGGGCAACAGTACTATCAGATAGCTAGTGATATGCATAGGGTCACTGCTGTAAAGTGTTTAATCTCTGAAGATAGTAATATTACTAATTCTCTACAAGAGGTACATAGTGATTATGACTGGAACTGCTTGAATGAATACCCTTATAATAGCAATTACCCTACTCACTTCTTCATTAAAGGTGAGGATGAGATAGGATTGTGGCCGATTCCATCACAAGATATTGAGAATGGTATTATAGTAGTTTATGAGCCTCGTATTCGTGATATGGGAATTGATGATTTTGAATTTACTGCTAATGTCACCCAGAATGGTGTAGAAATTACAAACCCATCTTCAGATTTAGTTAATGGATTCCAGCCTTATATGACTGAGAACTTCTATATTCAGTCTACTAATAATCAAGATGGAAACTGGTACAAGGTACAAAAAGTTATAGACCAAAATACAATGCAGATAGATAATAATTATCTTGGGCCAAGTGGTACTGGGGTAGCGTTCAGAATGGGGCAATGTCCACCTTATCCTGAAGAATATCATAATGCCGCAATTAACTATGCTGCATATAGATTCTTCTCAATGAGAAAAGATACCGATAGTGCAGCTATGTACAAATCTCTGTTTGATAATGATTTAGATACTTATAGAAATACCTATGGTAGTAAAACTACTGGTGGAATTGTGAATCCGGGAAAGAAACATCTACCTACTCTGACTGATGTATTCAAAAATAGTACTATAACGGAGGGCTAAATCGTGGCGATTGGGAATACGGGAACAAGAATTATCGGAAATACCGAGTTTTATGGTGGATTGTCCACTGATCCAAAAATAGGTATTGAGAATAGCTATGCTGATGCTGAATGCCTTGATGTAAGAAAAAGCCCAGGACAAATGACTGTGCTACCTCAAGCGAGAAAATTTGCTGGGTCTTCTAGCATAGATGGCTTAATGGTAGCTATGGAACAATCCAAAGATGGGAATATCTGGGGTATTGACGAGAATGGAAAACTCTATAAGATAGATGAGAATAATAATATATCTGTAATATCTACAAGTGCTAGTTCTTCTGGCTTTGGACTAGCTTATTTCCAAATTTCTGATGGTCTATTTTATACTGATGCTGGGCATACTCTATTTAACTATGGTAAAGTATTGAATGCTACTAATGGGGCTGTAAGTACTCATTCATTTAGCACTATTCAAGATGAAAGTGGCTATATTGTCTCTCAAATAGTGATTCAAGAAAAAGACGGAAATGTATTTTATCAGACTAATGGTATTGCTAGGAGTAGTGCTACTGGCTCTACCACAGTGCCTACCTCTGTATTAGAAAATAATGATAATAAGGCTCTACTATTACCTGCTATTTCTCCGTTGGCTCAAATTGGCTTGAAATTCACGAGCTTGGGAACTGGTACAATTACTCTGCAAATACATGATGAAGCAGACAATGTAGTTGCTTCAAGCTTGCCTCTGAGTAGTGAAGAAATGTCCACTACAGGATATGTGCTATTTGATATATTGCCTGATCCTACATCTGCTACTAGTGCTAAAAATCAGTTTGTATTTACTCCGTGGGCTGGTAATACTCTAGCTAGTGGTTCTGTGCTACATCTTCATATTGTGGCAAGTAGTGCTGGATTTGAAGTGTCAACGCTTGATAATAATAGTATGTACACTGGTCTAAACTTTATAGCTAATGGATTTGTGCTGGCTGAAACATTTAATAAAAAACACCCTATGGCTGTATTTGATAAGCTATATATTGGTAATGGACAGTATGTTGCTTCTTTGGCTAATACGCCTCTAAATATAATAAGTGATGATTTATATCTACCACATCAACTCAAAATAGATGATGGCTATGAAGTATGCTCCCTAGCTACTACTGATGAATACCTGATTGTAGGGGCAGAAAAAACTAGTGTGTCTTCTAAGAGAGGATTCCAGCAGGGTAGGCTGTACTTCTGGGATTTCACCAGTGAAAACCCTTGCTTCTATATTGACTGTAATATGGGAGCACCACAAAGTATGATAAATCACGAAAATATCGTGTATATTGTGATTGCTGGTGCTATGTATGCTTATACTGGTGGTAAGGAACTTGTAAAAGTAAGAACTCTAAAAGGTACTGATACTGAATATTCTGGCAGCTCATCTATTACTGAAGTATATCCTAATATGATGACTATTAGACGAGAAATAATGCTCTGTGCGTTCCCTAGTACGACTACTGCTCAATCTATTAGATATGGAATCCATGGCTGGGGTAGTGTAGATAAAAATTACCCTAACTCATGGACTTATAACTATCGTGTGCCAGGTGATTATGAGTATAACTCTGATGATACTAAATTGAGAATAGGCTGTATATATAACTTTAATGATACTCTGTTTTACTCCTATGAGATTATAACTACTGATGAGAATGGCAATGAAACAGTAGAGGAATCGCTTGGTGTAGTAGATAATGATTCAGGAACTGCTGAAAACTTTTATTATCATAGCTTGGTGTATGATGGTGGAGCACCTCTTTTAGAAAAAGATGCATTAAGAGTAGGTATTAAGTTTGACCCACTGCCAACTGGTTGTACGATTACTCCTATTTATAAAATAGATAATGGAGATTGGACTATCGGATCTAATACTGCCACTGCTGGTGATACTAAAGTTAAAACTGAAGTTGAATGTGGAAACCGAAGAATACATGAATTTCAATTTGGATTTGTCGGTACAACTTCAAATGGCTCTGAAACCCCTGTGATTAAACAGGTAGCTGCAGAAATAAGGATACTGGATGAGGAGATGAAGTTTTAATGGCTAGTAATGACTATGGATATAATGATAAAGTAGCTGATGTTATACGACCTCTAGGCCAAGGAACAGTTAAGAAAGTCCTCACTGGCTTTAGGTCTGTTGATAATGTTGATATTCGGTCTAATTCTGTACAGCCTAGAGTTAATACTAGAAACTTGGGTACTGGCTCATATATGGGATCTCAACAGGTCAGAGGTCAGATTCAAGTAATGGATAGTAATGGCCAAATTGTAATGGTTATGGGGTATAAGCCAGGTGCATTTTAGGAGGGCAAATGGCTGATATACTACCAAATGAAAAAAACCTTTTAACTAGACGAGATTATGGTGTAAGAGTAGCTAGACCGGGATTTAATGCCCAGAATTGTGCAGAAAATCAGCTATTATTTAATTCTAGCTGGCCGATAATGCAAATTGTGGGGATCTATAAAGAAGTTTTAGTAGAGCAAGACGGAGAAGAGCCTGTGGGGGCTACTCCTGATTATACAATCTCTGAAAGTTTTGATTATTGTGCTTCTGATAAGGGCAGAGTAATTACTAGATATACTATAGATTATTATTATCAAACTGGTGGAACTGTGATAGTCACCAAATGGTATGGAGCAAAACATAATCTGGGATTTCCACCTTTAGCTTTTCCGTCTAGTCAGCTATCTAATAAAGAGGGCTATATTGTAATAACAAATATAGATATATCTACTGATGTGGATTACCCTTATACTGAAGCACCACTATCGTATTTCGGTGGAACTCTGGATTATGGTATAAAAAGCAGGGCTTACTATATGAATGAAATGCCTCAACTTGGGAAAGTTGATGGATATGGTATAAACTCTAAAATATCTAGTAAAATGGTGCAGTCTGTCAAGACTTTAGATACTGCTCAAGAGGTAGAGATAGATGGGAATAACTATAAATTCGTGACTTGGCAACCACCAGAAGATAGTGAGGGGAAGCCGATATTTAACTTAAGTGAATATGAGTTTTTTGCTTTTGGTAGGCCAGATAATGAATATGGTGTACAATATCCTAGTGATTTATATGTACCACAGATGGCTTTGTATTACCCTAGTGGGCTAAAAGTAAGTGAGGCTACTATGGTAAGTGTAAGAAGCCCACAGACTACAATAGAATATGACCCAGCCTCGCTAGTGGTTTTAAGATCCCCTATGATTTCCCCTGAAGTAATGGAGGTAGAATACGATGGCACTGAATAATAACTTTGGAATTAAGATAATAAATAGAACTGGTACTGATACTGTGATGAATGGTAAATGGCCAATTCTGGGCTTTGATATAGATAATATAAAACAGGCTTTTAGAACAACTAGAATAGTAGATACCTCTGATAACCAGTTTTATGATAGTGGAAATACTTTGCCTGATATAAGCTCCCTAAACTTTGGATATGGTGAAAATGCCAAATATGGAACTGTAAAAAAACTTGTAGCTAAATACGAGCATGGATACACCTATGCTCCTATGGGATATTACACGGTGACCGGAAATTATGTTGTAAGGTCTAAGGCTAACCTAGTACAAAATGCTGGTGGAACTTTTGCTAGTAGCTATGGTGGAAGTTATGATGTGAGTGGCTATAATAACCTATCTCCTACCGATAGTGCTACTGGAGATATACTATATCCTAAAATGAATAGCTTTAACCCTAATGGCTATGGTATAAGTCAGTTTGCTTATATAAATGGCGTGACGATAGGTATTAGTGCTAGGAATCCTGATTTAGTAATACCGAGTAATAACCCATTCTATAGAAACTATGCTAATGATGGTGAAGTTAATCTAGCCAACCCAGAAATTGCTTCTAAAATAACTGTGGAAGTAGATGAAAAGTATGTTTATATCTATAATAATTACAGGTGGTATGATACTTGGAGAAGATATGTATTCTTTGACGGCTCTTATGATCCTAGCCTAGCAGATATATCTGATAGATTGAGGATAGTAGCTGATACCTCTGGCTCGGTATATGAGGTGAATGTCTATCTAACGCCATATAATATAGAGGAGATGATACTAAATGAACAATAGTAGTTATTGGAATAGTGTATATAACCAGTGGAAAGACAGAGCCAATGGGGTTAATGCCTCTACTTATTATAATCAGAGCTTTATAGATAGAATGAATGCAGCTCAAGATAACATAGATAATCTTGTTAAAAGTGCTGACCAGGCTAACTCTAAAGTACAGGCTTCTAAAGATGAATATGATACTTTCAAGGGGGAGATGAGGCACTATAGCGAGGTAAATAAAGAGAACGAAGAAAAATTTGGCGTAAAGACTGTCTTTGACGAGTATGAAAAGAGCAAAGATGCTGTAATTGCTACCCAAACTATGATAAATGCGTTGCCTAGCTCTATCAACGCCAATTCTAACCGTGTTTTGACACAAAGCCAAAGAGAGGCTGCATTCCAAAGAGAATATAATAGGAGTTATGGCAGAAAACTTGACATAGAAACTAGTACGGCTAATAAATATGAGGAAACCTGGAAAAAAGCTAGAGAAAATGCTACTAAGGCTTCTTTGGCTACTATGAATATGCAACAGGCTAATTTGGAAAACTTTAATAAGGCTTGGGCATCTGCAGTTGATAACTGGAATCAAGCTCAACGAAATGTGAATACTGCTAGATATGAAAAGATGAATATAGAATCGCAATATAGACAATGGCAAGACCAGCAAGCAGCTGCAGAGAGAAAGAAAGCTATGATGGAGATGAGTGCTGCACTTGATAAATATGTAGCTTCCCTGAAGAACGAAAACACTATGAGAGTAGCTGATTTGAATGCTAGAATGAGTAATCTAGACAATAGTATGAATAGAGTAAGACAAGCGACCTCCCAAGCGTTAATAAACTATTACCAAATGAATAACTATGGATATACTCCAGCTTTTTAATGTGATATAATAATAATAAATAGCCTCATAAGGCATCAGCCGAGGATAAAAGGAGCAAAATGGCAACATATAACTTTAATGACTCGGAATATGCACATAATTTCCAAGATAGGATAAATGAGGCTAACCAGTCTGCTTTAGGTGAAGAAGCTAACTATAATCAAGCACGAACTCAGAGCGAACAGGCTTATCAAGCACAGCAAGAGGCTATGAAGAATAGAGCCTCTTATAGTGATATTCTAAATCAGGCTCAAGAATCGCAGGGTGTAAATGAAGCTAGACAGCAGTATAAATCTGATGTTGAGGCTGTTAATGCTATTAGATCTGCTATGAATACTCTGCCAAGCTCAATAAATGCTAACTCTAATGTCGTGCTAACAAATGCACAGAAGCAAGCTGCACTTGGCAACCAGATGAATAAATATCTGAATAGCTATGACTATGCTACACGACAAGCTGAAGCCTCTGGCAATATGCTACAGCAAGCCCAGAATGCTGCATTTACTGCTGCAGAGGCTGGAGCTACTGAACAGCAACAGAATATATCTAATGCTATGACTGCTTATAATCAAGAAATGGCTAATTTGCAGAATGCTTATAACCAGCTATCTAATGAAAGGCAAAGAGTATTTAATATCTATGGCCAGATGTATGAAGATGAATATAAGCACATGCAAGAGCAACTTGAACTTTATGCTCAACAGCTTCAGGCTGAAACTTCTAGATATGTTGCTGACCAAAATGCTGCAGCTCAAAGGTACGCTTCTGAAGCTGGATTACGCTTACAGAGATATATGGATCAAAAAGCAGCAGATGAAGCTGCAAAAAATTCTGCAGCTACTTATGGCACAGGTGTAAGCAGCTCTGGTGTATATCGTGATTATGATATTTATGGGAATGAGCTTCTAGGTAAAACAAATAGAACAGTGACCCGTGACGACCGAGGCAGGACTGTTATAACAGATACGGCACCATTCTAGGAGGAAATATGGATTTAGGTAAGCTATTATTTGGACAAAGCTACAACGAAGCAATAGACCCTTATCGTGAGGAAGCTAAAGCAGCAAGAGATAATGCTATTAGAGCACAATTTATTGAGGGTCTAAGTGGTGAAGATAAAAATGCTCTGATTAAAGAGGCTGATGAATATGCGAACCAAGCTGCGAGTGACTATGCTAAGGCATTAAGAGAAAATCGTTATAATGTTATTGGAAATGGTCTATTAGGAACACTATTAAATCCAGTGGGTCAAGTTCTAGATGCAACTGGTGATATTTTTGGTCTAGAGAATAATATAAAGTATTTAACTGGACAAGAATTGACAGATGCAGAAAAGGCTCAAATGAAAAATGCGTCCGAAAACCCTATAATTGGCGGCTTGCAGAATAGATACAATGAGGAATCTACATTATTAAATGATTTAGGCGGTGTCAATACCGAGTGGAAAGGTGACAAAAGATTGAATAGTCCGCTCTCTGATTTAGGAGCAGTCATCAACCTAGCCGCAACCACTGCTGGAGGTGCTGGGTTAGGCTCTGGTCTAAGTCTAAGCAAGAAAATTGCTCTAGAGGGTGGCTTAGGCGGTCTGCAGCAGTTAGGATATGGATTAGAGCAAAGGGGAAATCTTGGAGATGAAGAAAGCAACGCTCTCTCCGATATTGGTACTGGTGCAGCATTTGGTGCAGCAATACCGTTAGCTGGTGGAATAGCTGGCAAAATTGGCTCTAATGTTGCACGCCGTGGAGAAAACTATCTAGCTAATCAGGCTCTATCTAGTGGATTGACTAATGATGCTGGTATTGCTTCCCAAATAGCAAGAAATACTGGCAAGTTTACTAAAGCTAGGGCTGCATTTAGCTCTTTGCCAAAAATAGGAAAAGCTGGTGTATTGGGTGGTACTGTTGCTGGAGGTGTAGCTCTAAATAATCTGCTGAATGGTGGTAGCAATAGTGCCCAAACTGGGTATAATGATGATGCAACCTATGGTAGTGATTTATATGGAACAACGCAAGGATATAACTATGGAACTTATGGCTATTAAGGAGGTCAAATGAGTTTTCTTACAAAATTATTTGGAAACTATGCAGATGATCTAGCAAAAGCTGCAGCTAAAACTAGTGCTAAGAGTGTTGGTAAGAGTGTGCTTGCTAGCCAGTCTGATGATATTATTAAGGCAGCTGGAAAATCTTTAGCTAAAAATGCTGATGATGCTACTAAAACTGCTCTAAAAACTATCTCTGGTAATATAGGTAGTCAAGCTGATGATATGGCTAAAGCTGGTGCTAAAAAATTGACTTCTACTCTTGATGATACTGCTAAAATCTCTGTTAAACCAACTAAGGCTACTGCCACACAGAAAATTGCGAGTAAAGACAGGCTGGGCTATGCTTCTGATTTAGGAGCTACTACAAAACAGCGTGAGGAGCTATTCCGTAATTATAGATTAGGTAATAAAGGCACTACTATTGGTGATTATCTAAAGAATCAAAATGTCACCCTTGCTAATATCAAAGATAGAAGTGATGTTGCATTAAATGCCTTTGGAAATGTCAAGAAAAATCTATTACAGTTAGCTGATGATTCTGGTATAACTATTGATTTACCTAATGCTGTAAACTGGAATAGTACTGCTCTGAAAAAATCCGATCTAAATATGATTAAAAATACTTTGGGTATAGATTTAGAGAATGATGTACTAAATAAAGCTGTGAAGCCATCAGAGGCAGAAGCTCTATTTACCGAATTGAGGAATAGGGCATTCAATTACCAGAAGTCTGATGCTACCAAAGCTGCAGGAAAAGCCCTACAAAATGCTGTAGAGGAACTAGGAGATAAAATAGATGATTCTCTTGATTCAATTAAGGGTACATATAATCTTACGCAAAAAGTTGCTGATGCTGCAAGTGAAGCTGGATTAGGCCAAAAAGAAGTCAGGAACATAATTGAAAAGGGCGATAAGTTAAGCGTACGAGATTTGAGGACTTTACAACAGCCATGGGTAATTGCTAGCGATATGGTAGCTAATAAAGCTCCGAAAGGTGCTACTCTTACTATTGCTGGTATAGATACTGGTTTACCTAACTATTTGAAAAAAGGTGTAGAATCTGCTGGTGAATTACCACTAAAGGCTCAAGCTGTGCTTGAAAATAACCCAGCTCTCAAAAATGCTGGATTAGTTGGAGCTGGTGTAGTAGGTGGCTCTATACTAGGTGGCTTACTATCTGGTGGTCAAGATATGACTACTGGTTATGGTGGCTATGGTGGTACTGATTTATCATCTGGTATGACTAATTTAGGTGCTAGTATGACTGGTGCCACTAATGAGCCTACAATAAATGGCTATACTTATGATGACCTAGAAAGTGCCTATTTTAATGCTATGATGGCTGGTGATACTGATGCAGCTAAAATAGCTGGATCTATGATGGATGTGTTAGCTAATAAAATTGAAAGACAAAAAAGCTCTACCGACAGCTCCGGTATTGCTGCAAAGCAGAGGGGTGCTATAAATGTACTGAATAATCTGATGAGCAATTTCCGAGCCAAAGGTGCTATAAGTGGAAATGTAAGCCAATTCCTAAATATGCTGACTGGTGGTGGGTTTGACCCACAGCAATATGCGTATGACACAGGCTCTAGGGGCTCGCTTGGTACAATAATTAAGGCTCTTGGTGATACTGGTGCATTATCTGAGGGCGACCAACAGAGAGCATTGCAACTCTTGCCAAGTACATCTGATAGCCCACAGGCAGCACAAATGAAATACCAACAGCTATTACAAATTTTACAAAGTGCAGGAACTCAATAATAAGAAAGGAGAAAAAATGGCTGCAGAATATTCAATCGTAAAAGGTAAAACAAGTGCAGAGCTAGAATCTGAAGTAGCAGATGCTATTACTGATGGCTTTGTGCCTCAAGGTGGTGTAGGAATTGACACTACTAAAGTTGACCCAGTTTTATATCAAGCAATGTATAAGAGTGCATAGGAGGAAAAATGCGTGGAAATAAGTATGGATTTAGAGGGGATTATGAAGATTCTGATAGCTTGTATGATAGCAAGCGTAGTGGTAGTGGGAATGTGCTATCTGGCTTAATGCAAGAGGCCGGTGGCAAAATGCCTGAAACAGAAGCATATAACGACTTAATGGCTTCTATTGACGACCTAATGGACGATGACCCTAATACTGCTGGTCAGCTTAGTGATTTGATTGAAGCTACTGATGAGCTATATGATGCTAACCCTAAAGTTGCTCGCAAGGTAAAGGATACTCTTGCTATGGTGCTTGAATATCTTGATATGCGTTCTGATGAAAGCGAGATTGATGGTAATGAGGAGGACTAATGTCTTTCTTATCTACTTTAATTGGTAATTATGGGGATGATTTAGCTAGGGCTACAAGTAAAGTAGCATCAAGCCAATCTGATGATATACTACAAGCTGTAGCTAGAAATGCAATAAAAGAAAAAACAAATATCCCTGTATTATTTAAGAACTCTGCAGTTGAAAATGTTGAAGTTGGTAAGCCAGAAATGGTTAAACTCTTTAGAGGCGTTTCAGCAAAATCTGATGATGAACTTGCTAATTATATAAATCAGACATTAGATAAAACAATAGAGCCAAAAACTTATGGTGGTGGTGCTATGCAGGGTGAGGGGTATAATTTTTCTACTAATAGAAATGTTGCTGAATACTTTGCTAAAAGAGCACCACAAAGAGAAAGTAGGGCAATAATAAGTACTGAAGTGCCAAAAAATAGATTTATAGCCCAAAATGAGCAGAATATGAATCGTCTGCAAGACTTTATAGATAGAGCTGAAAGCAGAGGATTCTCTTATGAGAATGGTGAAAGTACTAGGCAAGCGATCCAGGATATGAAGAACTATTTTGAGAAAAATGGTATTCTGGGGGTAAGAAGCAATAGTGGGGAAACCTATGTAATAAATACAAATGATGATTCATGGATGAAAAATCTAGGAATAGAGGATGCTTTAAGGGGTAGAGGTACTAGAATATCTAGTGATAATAGCCTAAAAGGTACACTAAACCAGCTTCTTGGTAGCAAAGAGAATATACCTAATATGGGTACTGATTTTAAGCTACTAGATAATGATATATTCAAAAACTATGGTACTGATTATGAGAAAAACCTTTATTCTAGGGTGATGAAAGGTGATGTAATTTCATCTGAAGATATAGAAAAATCTCCATTCTTGCAAAATATGAGAGATGAAGAAAAAAAGGCTATTGATAAGTATGGTGATTATATAATCTCTAAAGCTATGTCTGAAGCTCCTGAAACAATACCTCCTGAAACTATGAAAAGGCTGCAAACTGTAGGTGATGATTATATAAGAGAGGCTAGGCTCAACCCAAGTGTAGGATATGATAAAAAAGCAGTTATATTTATGGGTGGGCCGTCTTCTGGTAAAAGTAGTGCTGGTATGAAGTATTTTGATGCTAGTAAGGGTAAGGGCGGAAACTTCTTTGTGCTTGATAGTGATGATATTAAGCCTATGTTTGAGGAGTTTGGTAAAGGTGAGGGGGCAGGAATTACCCATGAAGCCAGTGCATTTACAGCAGAAAATATAGTTAAACCTGAACTAATGGCAGATGGTATGAACTTGGCTATTCCTATAGTAGGTAAAACAAAAAAATCATTGTATAAACAGATAAATAGTTTAGTTAATAATGGATATGATGTGTCTGTTATTAAAGTGGATCTACCAGTAGAGAAAGCCGCCTCTAGAAACTTCTCAAGAATGCTAGAAACTGGTAGAAATGTTCCTGATGCTTATGTAAGAGAAATGGTGGGAGATAAACCATCTGCTGTATATAATAAAATGATAAATGATATAAATTCTGGCAATCTAAAAGGAGTTAGTGGCTGGGCTAGAATAAATAATGATGTTAAACTAGGTGAAAATCCTATAATGGAAGAATACCAACAAAATGACTTAATATCTAAGTTAATGAAAAAACTATTTAAGAAAAAATGATTGACTTTGATATATGCTTGTGCTAAAATTATAGTATAAATAACGAAAGGAATAATATGAAAAAATTTTTAGTAGGCCATATTTATACTATGTTTAGTGTATGCGACCATGAATGTACCTGGGAGTATGAGGTAATAAAAAGAACTGATAAAACAATTACTCTAAAACCTGTAGAATATAATATTAGGCCAGAAAATAAAAGTAAGATAAAAAGAGTAAAGATACATGTTAATCCTGATAGTGAGGAGGAATATGTAAGACCACTAGGTAGCTATAGTATGAATCCAATTTTAAGGGCAAGTAGAGAAATAGATAAAATAGAGGAGTAAAAATGACGGAAGAAGAAAAATTAAATCTAGTTTTACAATATGGTAGTGAAAATGGGTGGAAAGAATCAGATTTAGCTCAGTTGTCTGATGGGCATCATCCAGAAGCTGTAAATGATCTATGTAATGCTATACTATCTGGTAAAGAAGTTAGCCCTGAACTAGCCAGACATTGTGTGATATATTCTGACGACTAATAAAGATTTAATAAATTGTTAATAAATTGTTAATAAAGATTTAACAATTTGTTATATATTCTATCTTAAAATGACGGTACATTGTTATAAAAACATATAACATTGTGTATTTATATGTTTTTGATGTATAATTTAGACACAGCTGAGAGGTGCTTGGCTGCAATTTGAAAAGCATAAGATGAAGCTGTTGCACCAGTGAACCAAGACTACACCTCGGCCACTGCCACCACTGGACTTTTATGTCGGGTTAAGTGCAGTGGTTTTTTGTGCTATAATAGAATTGTAGGAAAGCAGTGTGGACTTTCGCACGAGGCGGGGTGAACTATGACAATTGCATAGAGGCTGCACCTGATAACACCTTAGTACTACCTACAGAAACGCTTTATCTAGCAACCCCTGATAGAAATATCAGGGGGCACCTCTTTTTTTTGACATAATTTAATTGTTTGTGCTATAATGTAAGTATTGAGGCAACCCAAAGCCGAACGGGGTGCCTTTTTATTATTTAATAAAGAAAGGAATGAAACTTATGAAGTTTACTGACCGTGTAGTTGACATTACCTACAATGAGATCATGCCATCTATTGTAGATTTTGTTAACAACTCCAATATCTTTACTGCTCGTACTATGGGCCGTGTAAAGAACTGGAAAGGTGTCAATATGCAACAGCCAATCCGTATTGCGAACTCTACTACTGGTGGTTCGTTTGATGGTTTGGATAGCTTTGATACTTCTACTACTAATAATACTCGTGTCTTGACTTGGTATGTTAAGGCTTATGAGCAGAGTGTAGTTGTTCCAGGCATTGAAAAAGCTGTTAACGGCAATACAGAGAAACAGGTGCTTTCTCTTGTTGCTGACCGTCTTGATGAAGCAAAGGAATCCCTTGCTCAAGATGTTGGCACTTTGCTTTATGGCATTGGTGCTGGTAAAGACTTTGATGGTCTTGGTATTATCGTAGATGATGGTACAACCTCTGCTACTTATGGTGGTCTTACTCGTTCTACTACCCCAGGTAATGCTGCAGATGTCACTGCTGCAACTAGTGGTAATCTATCACTTTCTCTTATCTTCAGCGAGTTTACTGCTGTTTCTGCTGCAGGTGCTGAAAAGGAAAGCCCAACAATTGCTCTTACTACCCCATCAGTCTGGGATCTAGCAGAAACCTTGCTTGGAAGCCAGCTTCATGCTAACTATGAAACAACTTCTATCAAAGGTTATAATATGGTGTCTGGCAACACCCCTAATGGTGTAATGGTGCCAGCAGAAGAGCTAAAGGGTGCTGTTGGCTTCAACGCTATCTCTATGCGTGGTCGCCCAATGGTAGCTGACGACAAATGTACTTCTGGTACATTCTTCTGGCTAAATGAAAGATACATTGACTTCTATCGCTTGACTTCTAGTGATTTGAAGCAGGTGTCTTCAGCACTTCAGGTCACTGAGGGTGCAGGTGATACAGAGGGTCGTCCAAGCTTCCTACAGCTTAAAGACTTTATGTCACCAGTTAACCAGTTTGGTGAAATCGGTGCTCTTATCGTTATGGGCAACCTTATCTGTCGTGCTCCTCGCCGTCAGGGTAAAATTACCGGAATTACTGGTGTAGCAAGCTAATTATTAAATTAAAAAAAGAAAGGAATAAGTACTATGAATTACGATACAAAAGGTGAGCTGATTGATGGCGATATCTACCGTGTAGATGCAACCCCAATGTACCCACTTGGTAAAACAGTTCTTACTAGCAATGGCCGTGTAGCTCGTTATGTCAAAGCTACTGCAAATCTTACTGCTGGTACTAGCTATGCTCTATCTGGTACTTCTGCTATCGCTAGCTTAACTGCTGTTAATGGTGGTGCTACTATTGGTGCAGCTACCCCAGCTACGACTAATTATGATGACCTCGTTGGCGAGTTAATCTCTATTACTCGTAGTGGCTCCGTGATTGGTGTTTATCCAATCCGTGCTGCAGTTGCTGGTAAGATTACCGTTCCAGAGGTAAAGTCTGGCGACACTCTAGCCCTAGTAGCTTACGCTCGCACTCACGCTGGCGGTACTGCTGCCAAAGCTGGTGCTGAACAGGCTGCCCCAGTTGCTCCTATTGCATCTGGTAGCTACGGCTGGGTAATTGAAATGCCTGGTGTTGTTGCTAGCTAATAAAGCCGGTTAACAAAATGAAAGAGCCTGAAATATGGCTCTTTTTGGTATAATAAATATAGGGAGGGCGTTCATTAAAAGGAGGTGATAAAATGCTTCATTTCACTGGTACGGCTGAGTGCAAAGATGAGGCTCAAGCTAAAGAAGTTGCTAAAAACATATCTTATATAACTGGAGTTGTATGCAAATGCTCTGGTAAGAATGTTGAGGTAATGTATGAGCCTAGTGATTTTGAAACAGACCAAGAAATAGAGGTAAAAATTGTAAGATTATCTGATATTCTTGAGTCAATACCGATTCATGGAGTTAGCATTATCTCGTAAGGAGGTGATCCAATGTCTAGAACACTACACTTAAAAGTGTATGTGGGAGTAAATGTAGATCTAAATGCTCTATGGTCGGAAATTCGGGGATATAATGCCCATTTAAGCGGTGATAGCTCCAATTATGTTATTACATATAATGGAGAGAAAACTATGGGCTTAAAAGTCCTCTCCGAGTGTTTAGAGCATTCTGAAGTTGGCAAATTTTATGCCGATTATGAATGAACTCCTCCTAATAGGCAGGGCCAAGTGTCCTGCCTTTTCACTTGTGGAAAACATTTGTAAAAAACTATTGACTTTTTATTGTGCTTGTGCTAATATAGAAGTATAGCTAATAAACGAAAGGAAATAAAATGGCTAAAAAGAATACTACAAAAAATAACTCTGAGTTTGATTTGCTCACGGAAATTGAGAAATCACCTCAATTAACTAACTACGTTATCCGTAATAAGGTTTCGGAAACAAGAAAGACCGCAGCTATCATTGGACTAATTGCTGTGTTCCTAGCCTTTATCGGTGGTGTGGCTGTAGGTCTAAATATGTCTAGCTTTTCTAGCCCTCAAAATGTAATTGAGGTGCAAGTTAGTAATGGTGAAGCAACTACCGAGGGAAAATAAGTAGCTCCACTAGCGAGGAAGTGGATGAAGCTGGTGGAGAGCTTCAAGAAGAACAAGTTTTTGGCTGTGATTTAGTTTTTGGCAAACTTAATAAATATAATGACTGGGATGCTCATTTAATGCGAGCCATTGCAGAGGCAGAATCTGGTTGCCGAGAAGATGCAATAGGAGATGGGCATCTAGCTTATTATCAAAATGGTAGGCAGTATGGGTACTCTGTAGGATCTTTACAGGTAAGAATACTGCCAGGTAGGGAAAGCTGTGAATTAGATACTACAAGTGATTCCTACTATGAATGTGCTCATAATATATGGCTATCTCAAGGTTATGCTGCATGGTCTGTATGGCTAAATGGTAAGTACTTGAGTTATTTGTAAAAAAAGAAATATCCCCTTGTTGAGTAGGGGATATTTTTATTGGAGTTTTATGAAAAGGTAGTGAACCACCCACTTTATTTTACCAGATTTTTTGCTTCTTTTCCACTGAATACTTCTACTTCGTGATTCTTATTATCGTCTGATGGGTCATAAGAGCAGACCATAGTAGGATCATTTTCTATCACTCTTTTTCTGATAAGCTCCCCTCTGATATACTCTGAAGAAAGCCCTGTAGCTGATTTAGATACTACGGTGGCAATTATTTTCAGCTTTTCTTTTTCTGACATTTTCTTATTGTCATTTGCAGCCGCAATAGTAAGGTCAATGGCTGCAAAGGCCGAGTATAGAACTCTCAAAAAAGCAGCCTCATTATTGTCTAGCCTATATTTTTTGCTCATTTATATTAACTCCTTTCTCTTTCCATTCCTCTACTATATCAGGATAATGTTTTTTGAACTCTGGGTTTAGCTTGCCATCATTCGTATAAGGCTGTACTAATTCACGGTCAAATTTCTGGGCTTCTCTTGATAGCTCATTCATTTGGCTTTGAACTGCTACTGGTGAAGTTTCTGCCTTAATTTTTGATTCGTCTTTGTGATATACACCGTCAATCAAGATTCCCATAGGTCTGACCCTCTTTTATCTTTTGGAAGTTTTTATTACGGATTTGGTCTGGTGTATTTGGCACTATGATATGAGCAGAAGATTGCATGGTTTCTTTAGGCTTCCCAAAAGGGTCACTGGTATATCCCTGATCTTGATTCTCTAAATCTAGTATTCGTGATTCTATATTGTGATATATCTCATTAGTATAGGTAATAACTCCTAAAAAGATTAAAACTATTACTGATAGTAGCACTACTACCGATACTATGAATAAAATAATTAAAAATTCCATGTTCTATCCTCAAATACTAATGCTAGATTAGTGGTTATTAGTTTTGATACTATGCTGTGGCTATTTCTGATAGCCTCTTTAATCACTATTGCTGGATCTACGATATTAGCCTTGAACATATCACATTCTTCTCCAGTTTTTATGTCTATACCTACGCCAGCTTTACATTCCACAGGTGTAGAAGATCCTGTTAAATAGTTGAATGGTGCTAATAGATATGGCACTTCTAAAACTCCTAAACAAAGGCTTACATCTCTCAAACATACCCCACCACCAGGTACTACGCCACTTACTAGAGCTGATTTAGCAGCACAGACTGCATCCTCTACACGGAGCTTGATTTCGCCCCTTTCTACTGCTCCAGTGCCTCCTACATAGATATTGGCTACTTTAGCTGTTAGACGAGCTATACGAGCCTCTAT